TCTCCAACTTTAAAATCAAAACCTTTGAAATTTTCGTTAAAAACATTATTGGTACTTTGCTCAAATTGCTTGTACTGCTTCTGCTGGACTTCACTAGTAGCAGATTGTTTTTGGTTGTACTCGTTATAAAAGTTAATAGCATCTTGCTGATCTTTAGACAACTTAGAACCCAACTTGACTTCCTTGTAGTACTCGTCTTTCATTCCATTAAGAAACTTCTTAGCTTTCGCAACTTCTTCTTTTAAAGCCAACTTCTTTTTTCTAATATCGCGCTGTTCATCTAAATCTTCGTCAAATGAAAAGTTGTCATCAATTAAAAAATCAATCTCGCTAGTATCTAAGTGAGACTTGGTTGACTTATAATATTCTTTTAATAATGTGTTATTATCTACGTCAGAGTAATCAGCATTTAGCCTTACATACTCTTCAATAGTGCCGCCTGTATCTTCCATAAACTTTACCAGGCTTTCAATATTTTCTGGTAGTTTTACTTCTGGTTGCGGTGTAGTTTCTTCTTTAGTAACCTCTTGTGTTACTTCAGCGACAGGTTGTTCTGGCTCGTCGGTTACTTCTTGTAAGACCTCTTCGACGATCTCTTGTTTTTGCTCAGTGACTGGCTTTTGCGCTTCTTGTGCTTGCACCCGCACTTCTTCTTTAGCATCTGTCTTTTCGTTTTTGTTTTGAAACTCTTTTAGTTTTCCTAGGTCTAATTTAATAGTACCATCTTCTTTAACTTCTTTGTATGAAGTATCTTCTTGAGGTGTTTCTTCTACAGCTTTAGTTTCCTGAACTGTTTCTTCTACTACCTCTTCTATTGGTTGTATTTGTTCTGACATGATAAAATATTATATAATTGTTTGTTTATTTTCAACGTGGCTCAAACTGTTCAAGTCCAAATCCACCTAAATTATCTTGTCCTGCGGACTCAAAGCTTTTTGGTGGTGCGTTGTTTTTTCTTTGATCTATAAGCTCACTTTGTTGTGATGCTTGTATTTTAGTTCTTTCATCTTTACGATCTTCTTTGAACTTATCTTTTTCTTTTACAACAGCAAGTTGACCTTCTTGTAGTTGTTTATTAATTTCAAACTCGTACTGCATTAGCTCTTTTTTAATTTGAGCCTCTCGTTCCATTTTAGCTATTTCAAGCTGCGACTTCATTTGCTCTAACTGAGCTTTTGATTCTGTAAGAGCTTGTTGCTTTTGCATATCTGCTTGTGCAGCTGCCTGTGCGGCTTGAGCGTTTGCTTGGCTTTGAGCTTGAATATTTTGTTGTTGCTGTTGTTGGTCTAGCTCTTGTTTCTTTTTTCTACGTATTTTAAGTAGTTGATTAGCTAGCTTAATATTACGTACTTCTCTAATGTCAATAGCATCTTCTAAATATACTTGACCAGACTGTAAAGCTACTTGAATATTATTTTCTAGTTTAGCTTTTTCTTCTTCATCTGGCGCAAGCTCTAAAAATATACCAAAATCATGCAAGTGTAAGTTGGCCATTTCTTCTAATGTAGAAACGTTAAACTTTCCTAGCGCTTTAACAAATGATTCTTTAGTCGGTGAATACTCTATAACATCAGACACTCGCATTGCAATACACTCTGCCATTGTTAGGGTTATATACAAGCTTGATTGCAATAGGTGTCTTGTTGCTGTATTAGAGTTTGCTGCAGCTAATTTTTGCAGTCCTACTAAAGCATTTTTATCTGGTACGCCTCCGTCTCTAGCCTCGTTTAAGCCAGTGACATCACGCATCATTTGTAAGTAATAATTGTAAGTGCTTATAAGCGCGCTTATCTTATTATTACCTCCGTTTGAATTAAGTTCCGTAATAGGTAATCGTCCGCGGTTCATATCACCGTCTTGTGTCATAGATCTACCAATTACACTACCTGTTTGAAAGTACATGTTAAGCGCTTCCTGCGGATTGTAATTAGTGCCGTTACCTAAATCTATTTCAGCTAAAGCATCGGCATCTAAGTAAACACCATCAGGTACTACTCTAGATAATACTTGCTGTAGCTTTAAATGCGTAAGCTGAATCATATCAGCAAAGTTAGTCATACGACTTACTAAGCTTTCAATACGACCTTCATACATGCGCGGTGCACAGATGGCATAGCTCATTTGAGCTTTTGTTGTATCTGCTTTTGGTCTTATCATATTCTTTTTAAGCTCCCACTTTAAAAGCTCTTTACTACCAATTACTTTAGCGCCTTCGTAAATAACCTCAATAGCTCTGTCTACTTTTTCAAAGTCATCAGAAGCTGGAGGATTAAACGTATCGTTTTTCTCTATAGCTTTACTGCCGCCTGTAGCAGTCTTTTTAATTTTGTGAACTTGATTAGCGTATGTTTTATACTCAAAGTATAATACTGTTGCTGTATTGTCTTCGTCAGCTTTAGAGTTATAAGCAGTATTACTATAAGAAGAGTTGTAGCCTTTATAAGACTCTAGCTGCTCATCAGTAAGCTCTGGAAATTGTTTTTTAAGCTCATTTAAATAAACTTCTTTTACTTCACCTACATAATATATGTCTTCAAAGTAAGGTGAGTCTGTGTTAGAATAAACTAAATCAGCCGGATCTACATATTCTACTTTAATACCTTCTGCTTTGTTAAAAGAACTTTTAGCAGCACCAATACCTATAACTGTTAAATCGTTATTAACTCGTCTAGATATAAGCTCGTATTTGTTTTTATCAAAAATACTATTAATAGCTTCTTCTTCTGCTATTTCTACAGACTGTTTATAATCAAGCTGCATGTGCAGCTCTAATTCTTCTGTAGACTCAGGTAATTTGCTTTGATCTGTTTGATATATATCTATACCTAGTTGACCAGCTACCGCGTCATTAAAAGGCTTAGCCTGCATGTCTTCAGCTATTTTAGTAACGTAGTTTGTGCGCTCTTGTATTGACGCTGGATCTTGAGAGTATGCTTTAATGTCGTAAGATCTATCAGCCATACCGTTAACAACAATGTCAACAAACTTTGGTATAATAGGTACTGGCTTCCAGTCTAAGTTTAAATAAGATAAATCACCGTTAATTGATAATTCA